GTGGCGCGAGCCGCGGCCGGTCTGTCGTCTGGACCGACCAAGCCGGTGCGGTCACGGTCGAGTGCCTCGGCTCGGCCAACATCTCGGCCGCCGAGTACGGCTTGCGGAAGCAACTGGTGATCTCAGGCGGCGGCGTGAACTTGACGAGCTATGCAGTCTACGAGGGGTTCGTGATGACTCCCGAGGTCAACGGCGTGACTCGTTACACCGTGACCTTCAACCTCCTCGACGGGTGATCCATGCCGCTGACAGCCGACCAGATCAAAGCCGCGTGCAAGCCGAACATCAAGACGCTCGAGGTTCCGGGCCTCGGCGAAGTCTGCATCCGCACGATGTCGCTCCGCGACCGCGACAGCTACGAGAAGGCTGCCATGGACGCTGGCGGCAAGCTCCCAGAGGACTGGCGTAGCGAGTACCTGTCGCGGTGCCTGTGTGATGCCGAGGGCACGCTGCTGTTCCCCGGCCGCGAAGGCGTGGAGACGCTTAAGGGGCTCGACAGCACTGCGTTCTCACGGCTCTTCGACCAGGCCCTGCGGCACAACCGCATGACGGAGGCCGACATCAAGGAACTGGCGGGAAACTGAACGCCCGGCCAGAGCGGCGGTTCGCGTACCGCCTGGCTGGGCATCTCCACTGCACCCACGCGGAACTGCTCGACCGGATGGATTCTGCAGAGTTCTCTGAGTGGATTGCATTGGATCGGTACTTCGAACGGGTTGGTGATCACTGGCTGCAGACGGGGCTACTGGCCGCGGCGATCCTCGCGCCGCACAGCAAGACGGCACCGGATCCCAAGAAGCTCATCGGTCTCGACGATCACGTACCGCGACACAGGACGCAGGATCTGGACGCACTGAAACGGCTACAGGCTGACCTCGGATGAGCACGGCACTCTCACTGGCGATGCAGATTTCGGCGAACACCGCGTCGCTGGCTGCATCCGTGCGCGACGTGAATGCCAAGCTCGACTCCATGGGCAACGCCGGCAAGCGTGCCGCGGCCGACCTCGGCGTGCTGAAGACGATTGAGATTTCGCGCGTGTTCGTCTCTGCGATCACGACCGCGGCCGGTTCGTTTCAGTCGCTCGTCGTCGGCTCGGCTTCCGCCGTTGCCGCTGTCGACGATCTGTCGAAGCGTACCGGTGTCTCTGCTTCTGCCCTGCAGGCATACCAGTTCGCGGCCGACCAGTCTGGCGTAGGCCTTGAGACGTTCGGGCGAGGCATTCAGAAACTGACTGTGAACCTCGGCGAAGCCCAGACCGGCAACGCCGCGGCGATCAAGTCGTTCACCGACCTCGGGCTGTCGGTCACCGAGCTCGCCGGGCTCTCGCCACAGGTGGCATTCGAGAAGGTGGCCGCTGCCATCGCGGAACTGCCGAACCCTGCCCAGCAAGCCGCCGCGGCGGTGAGCCTGTTCGGCAAGAGCGGCATCGACCTGGTGCCCGTGTTCCAAGAGGGGGCAGGATTCTTACAGCAGATGCGAGAAGAGGCCGAGCGGCTCGGCACGGTGCTCTCGCAGGACCAGGTGAGCAACCTTTCTGCCCTCGACGATGCCATCTCGGCTGTCTCCGCTGCGTTCGGCGGTCTCACGAATCGCGTCGTGGCTGAGTTCGCACCGGCACTGACCGAGGCGGCGGCACGAGCCGCTGAGTTCCTCGGCACGCTTGATGCCCGAGACATCGTCGGATCCGCCGGCGAGGCGTTTGCGTCGCTCGGCACCATCGTCCAGGCGGCTAGTGACGCTTTCCAAATCCTGGCTGGCGTCCTTGGCCCGCTAACCGAGGTGGTGGTGCCCGTCCTGGCTGCCAGCCTCGGCTTCATTGCCGCAAACCTCCAAGGGGCTGCACTGGGTGCCCTGGCTGCCGCCGGTGCCTACGCGGGCTACAGCCTCGCCGCCGTGACCGCAGCCGGTGCTACGGCGTTCTTCACGGCCGCTCTGCGAACCCTGCTGGCGAGCACTGGCGTGGGCCTGCTCGTGGTGATCCTCGGTGCTGCGGCCGGTGCGGCTCTGAGCTACGCCACGGCCGGCGAGAACTCCGCGAACGACGTGACAGCCGCTGTGGCCGAGAACGTCGCCAAGATCGAGGAACTGAAGGCCTCGCTGGTCGATGCCACAACAGACGCACAGGATCTTGGCAAAGCTCTGGAGACGGCTTTCCGCGTTCCGGCCGACGTTACCGACCAGACGCTGATTCAGGGCGTCGTGGAGAAGGCAGGCTCCGCGTTCAAGCAGCTGGCGGCCGACATCGGCAGCGTCGATGCGATCCCGCAGGAACTGATCGACGCGTGGGAACTACTCCGCTACGACCTCGAGGAATACAACGCCGGAACCAATGACGCCGCTCTGGCTCAAGACCTGATCGCTCAGTCTGCGGCCAAGGTGCTCGGCATCACGCAGCAGATCAACGAAGCGCGAGCCGAAGAAAAGCAGCGTATCGATGACGTGGTCGATGGCGTGAAGCGTGCTCAAGAGTTTGAGAAGCAATTGGCTGCCGACCGCGAGCGAGCACTGGAGCGGGTTGGTGAGCAGGAAAACAACCAGCTGGACGAGATCGCCCGCCGCACCGCCGAGATCGAGGCTGCACGCCTGGCGTCGCTCCGGGCTCGCAACAACGAACCGCTGCGGGTGTCTGACATTCGCACAAGCGAGGGCATGTCGCAGTTCATTTCTCTGGCGACCGGCCGCGAGGATCCGGCGATTGCCGAGTCGCGCCGCCAGACGGCCGAGCTCGAGGCGATGAATCGCAAGCTGGATGCGATCCGCACTGAGAAGGCAGAAATCATGGGTGGCGCATGAGCGTTGTCTCATACCGCGAGATCCTGCCGCGGACCTACTCCCACAAGCTGGGCGAGGCCCCGCGTGGCACGTCCAAGTGGGCGATCACGGTCAGCCAGCCCATTGGCCACCAGACTGCCATCGACACGGTCGGCATCTACCACGGCACGGTGCATCCAGAGTACGCCTATCTCGTCTGCACCGATGCGTCGATCACGGAAACGGACAGGCACCACGTCGAGATTTCCTACACGTGGGAAGTGCCCGAGGCTGGCCAGGAGCTTGGGTTTCAGCCAAACCCCATTGCCAGGGCGGATGTCTGGTCGTTCTCGACCGGCGGCGCTCAAGTGCCGGCCCTCACCTGCTACAACGGCACCGGCAACGGCGACCGCAGGCCGCTGGTCAATGCGGCCAACGACTACTTTGAAGGCCTCACGCGGCTCGAGGCCGAGGTGCGGCTGACGATCTCTGGCAATCGCGCCACGTTCCCCTCAGCGGTCGCCGCGAGCGTCACGAATGCCGTCAACGACGGGGCGTTCCTGTTTGGTGCCGCTCACCAGTGGTTCTGCGGAGGCATCACCGGTGCACAGGCCAGCGAGGTGGTCAACGGCCAGGTGGTGAACTACTGGCAGGTTGGCGTCGAACTCGTCTACCGCCAGAGTGGCCACGACCTGCTGCTGCCGCACGTGGGGTTTCACAAGCTGGATGCGGTAGACGGAAAAGTGCCATGCACGGTGTATGACTCGGTCGGCGAACAGTTTGTCGCAGCGTCGGTTCCGCAAGCACTCAACAGCGACGGAACCCAGAAGCTCTTTAGCTCTGTCCCCGACATCCTCACGCGACGCATCTACCCAGAGATCAACTTCACGACCTACTTCGGCGTGCCGCCGTTCTGACGAGGTGAACCATGCCCGACATTTCCTACTCGATCCAGGCTCAGGTGACGAAGGGCGCTCTGTCGCAGGCGTTCTCCGTTGCTGGCGTGACCGCCGACATGGCCGCAACGGGCCTGATCGCCACGACGCTTAGCCTCGGCACGTCCACCACGCAGATCTCGACGGCGGCACTTACCAGCGTAGGGATGTGCTTCGCTCGGTCTCTGGCCACCGAATCGACGCACGTTGTGACGATTGGCCGGCTCGACGGCACCACGCTCCACGGGGCCGTCTCCCTGCGTGCCGGCGAGGGGGCCGTGTTCAGGATGGCCGCTGGCAACTACGCGGCCAACGCTGCCGTGGCTGGCTCCCGCCTGCTGGTGCAGATCACGGAGGGCTGACGTGCCACCAAAGCCCAACGGCAAGAACGACCGCAACGACCGCATCGCGTTTACGCGTGGCTCCGCAGAGCGGATCGCCAAGGTTGTGCGGCAAGTCGAGTCTGGCAACCGCGACGAGGCCGCGTTGTCCTTCGGCTCGCGCGTGCCCGTGTCGGGCCCGACGATCCGCATGGCGACGTTCACCGGCTCCTGGTCGAAGGACACATCCCGCATCGTGACGATCCGCAATTCGACCGCGACGCTGTCGGCCCTCAACGTGTTCGGCGTGGCAGGCTCGACCTCGTCAGGCACATGGGACTGCTGCGTGATCCGAGACGGCACCGCGTGGTTCTGCATCCAGGGGGAGTGCGTCACATGAAGGGCGGGTTCGGGTGCTCGCCGTGTTGCGGACCACAAAACCCGTGCCCGTCTTGCACGCATTTTACTGCCGACGACTACTTCACAGGGGCAACCGCCTCGTTCACTCTTGATGGAGTCGCTGTTCCGTCAGTTACGAATATCACTGGGCTCGTTATCACTCCTCCAGCGATTGTTCGCACAGCCTGTTTCGCAATCAACGACACGTTTAAGAGAGCAACATTTTCCTACGAGTACCTGCCAGAAGAGTTTCTTCGAAATGTGTTCGACGCAAACGGGTGTGATGCATACGCGGTCTACGCAAAACTCTACTGCAAGCTGTGCTGTAGTGGAGGAGAGTGTACGTACACCTTTTCGCTGGAAGCATCGCGAGTTACTGGCGAGTGTTCCGACACCGGTGGTGCAGGGGTGTTGTCGTCATGGCAAGTGGTAGGAAACAACTGCGCAGGAGGTGTGCCAGAGGACTGCGCAATTGAGACGCTTGATTGGCTGGCAACACTGTCGGTGTCTGCATCCTTCAGTTATGCCGCCTGCGAGTGCCCTCCATGATCGACCCCGTAACGCTTTCACGGAAATCTGTATCGCAGTTTGCGAGTAAGCGAAAGCCGGGATACGAAGCGGCGATCTTCGCGGCCGCAGTCGCGAGCGACGAACGATCCGTGACAATCGCAAGAGCAAGCTACGACCGTCTACGCAGCGAGTTCTCGCTGATCTGCGGCCCCGGATGCCAACTAAAACGAACCATTGAGTGGTGGGGCATCCGCGATGACGGGCAGTGCGGCTGCACCGAGTACGCGGCACAACTCGATCAGTGGGGCCCGGACGAGTGCATCCGCCGGATCGAGGAAATCGTGCAGCACCTCCGAGAAGCGGCCGCCAAGCGTGGCCTGCCGTTCCTTGCCACTGCCGCGAGAATCGCCATAGGACGGGCCGTCGAAGCCGCCAGACAGGAGATGAGCCATGGCCAAGAAGCCGTCTCCGAAGCCCGAGAAACGAACGTGGGATGGTCTGAATGAGGACGACGTGACGGGTGCCGACGAGGCCGAGGATGCCATGCCGATTGAGTTCGGCCGGAAACGGAAGGAGCCGAAGCGTGGCAAAGCAAAAGACAAGCCAGCCGAGCAGTAGCCTCGCCGATGCCATCCGGGCCAACGTCCCCCCGCCGGCCAGACGCACGCTGCCATGGCACGAGCGACTCCCGGCCGAGGTGCTCGCCGAGCTCCAGGTGATCCGCCAAGAGCACCGAAGCGGCACGCTCGTCGGCAGCCGCACGGCCCTGGCCACGACGATCTCGGAGCAACTGCGTCTCCGCGGTCTCTCCGAGGTCGGCAAGCAAGGAGTCGAAGCATGGCTCAGAAGCGGCTGACCGATGCGGTGCGTGACGGAGTGGCCGAGCAGACCGACCTCGACCGCGATGCCGAGCTCGCCCGGCTACGTGCCGAGACGGCAAACCTCCGCACGAAGTACCGGGCCTCGCTGGCCCGCATAGACGCCGAGCGGGCACGGGCCGACGCTCTGGCCGGTCTGCGTGGCATCGAGCCTCACAGGGCACGCCAGAGGCCCGCAAAGGCCAAGCGGCACGCGGCCACCATGGTGGTGCTGCTGTCGGACTGGCACGTGGAGGAGCGGGTAGACCCGGCGACCGTCAACGGGCTGAACGACTACTCCCTCCAGGTGGCCGACCTTCGCATCGCGGAGCTTGGTGAGCGGTTCCGCGTCATGCTTGAGCACGAGCGACGGCTGGCGGATATCCGCCGCGTGGTGGTCTGGCTGGGGGGCGATTTCCTGAGCGGCCACATTCACGACGACACGGCCGAGCTCGCCCAGTTGGCACCCCTCGCGGCCACACGCTGGGCCGGGGAGCGAATCCGGGGATTCCTTGGTGCCGTTGCCGACCAGGCCGACGACGTGATCGTGGTGACGAACTCAGGCAACCACGGCCGCAGTACCGACAAGCTGCGGATCGGCACGGAGATGGAGCACTCCTTCGAACAGCACCTGTACCTGACGCTGGCGGCCAGCGAGACGCGGCCGAACGTCTCCTGGCAAGTGGGCACCGGCTACCTCAACGTGCTCGACCTCGACGGCTTCCGAGTCCGGTTCCACCACGGCCACGCCGTGCGGTACCAGGGCGGCATCGGCGGAATCCACGTGCCGCTCAACAAGAGCATCGCCGCATGGGATGCGACGTTGAAAGCGGATCTGACGTGCCTTGGGCACTGGCACCAATTCAGCTGGGGCCGATCTGGCCGCTACGTGTCGAACGGCAGCGTGATTGGACATTCCGCCTACGCTGTCCGCATCAAAGCCGCGTATGAGCCGCCGTGCCAGGCGTGTGTCGTGATTGACCACGAGCGGCACGAGACGACCAAGGCGTTTCCGCTGTTCTGCGACCGAGATCTGAGGAAGAAATGACGCTACGCCCCGGCTCGGCCGAGTTCTGTGCGGTGCTCGACGAGATCGAGCAGCTGCACCTGCGGAAGACGTTGGACTACGGCTGCGACGAGGACGCGCTGAGCAACATCCGCTCGAGCTCGGATGTCATCAACGTCTCGCCGTGGGCTGGATGCATCCTTCGGATCAGCGACAAGATGCACCGGCTGCGGTCCTACTTCCGCCGCGGCCGAGTCGAGTTCGACGGGATCGAAGACACGCTTCTGGACATTGCGGCATACGCCGTGATCGCCCTGGTGCTCTACCGCGAGTGGAGGCAGTCATGCCAGAGCTCCAGCCCCTCACCGAAAACGACATCGTGCGAATCGAGCACCGAGCCCGGCGATTCCAAGGAGCCTGGACCGGCACCAGCGGCACACTTGCGGCCGACGTGATGCGACTGCTTGCCGAGCGGCGTAGGTTGCTCTGCGAGATGGCCCACATGGAAAACCGCAGGCCACTCCCCGACAAATAGGCTGGCGTTTTCATCCTTTCCGCCGCCCGCGCCGCCCTAGCCGTTCCTCCCCGGCTGGGGCGGTTGCGTTTCATCGCCAGCCGTACCACCAACGCAGCACCGCTACGGCCGCAGTCATGATCAGGCCGACGACCAGGCGGTTGGCGAGCCAGCGGGTGTCTCTCATGGCAGGGAGTCTATCCAGCGGGCTCAGGCAGCGTCTTCTGGCACGAACTCAGCGTCCGGGCTTTCGGGTTCGTCCGCGCACGGGCCCATGTCGATTTTGGGGAGCAAGGCGAGCGACGAGCCTCGGCCGGTGATTTTGGGGTCCAAGTAGTGCCGTAGCGTCATCTCGGGATCGGCGTGCATGGCGTGAGCCGTTGCATCCCCGCCAGCGGCATGGACGTATGAGCAGCTGGATTTTCGGAATGCATGGAAGGCCCTATTGCGAACACCGGCTTTTTCGCAGAGCACACGCCACGATGCGTAGATCGACCGCGGCAGGCGATCCCACGGCCATACGAGCTCGTTGGGCATCCCAGCGTGTTGTTTCAGCCACGCCACCAGCTCTGGCGAGATTCGTTTCACGTTATCCTCAGAACGCCCTTTTCGAGTGGACGCACGGAACGTGATCCATCCTCGCTCGAGGTCTACATCGCTCCAGCGTGTGGCCATGACGGCGCCGATCCGCTCCCCTGTCTGAAACAACGCCATGATCAATCCAGGCCACCACCATCCGGCAGGGCGCCCTGCGATCCTGCCGATGCGATACCGCGACGCGATCACCAGTTTCTGAATGTCTTCGGCGGTGTAGGCGTCCGGCGTGTGGGTGATGCGGTGTCGCTTCGGTAGCCCTGGCCATTCGCCTGTCGGATGCAGCTTCTTTTTGCAGGTGAACGTCCACAAGCACAGGATGTGCGTGCGGTCTTTCGTGACCGTTTCCGGCGAAATCAGCCTCGTGCCGCGGGTCTGCTTCGCCCTCCAGCGGATAAACTCTGCCACGGCCATGTCCTCGAGGTCGTCGACAGTTGGTTCATGCCCGAGAAACTTGGCGAATTGCGCGATGGATTCGCCGTAAATCTGCACCGTCCGGTCCGACAAGTCGCGCAGGGTGGCGTAGCGTCGGAGCACTTCTTTGAGCATCATGTGTCTGCCTGTTTTCTTGTGTGTTCCCTCCATGGCACGCGGTCGCTCCCCGAGTCCCCGGAAGAGCGCGAACTATACGCCCGTACACAAGTTTTTGACCGGAGCCCTCTCCGTTCAAAACGTGCGGTCGTTGTTCAACACTACGCCAGAGATGACGGCAAAATCCAACGTCGCCTTTTTGACGTTGGTCACGGCGTCGTTACCATGAGGGCATGATCATGGCATTGCGAAAAGAGCAGATGACGGTGCAGGAGGCGTGCGAGGTTCTCGGCGTGACAGGGGGCTACATCCGCCGTCTGCTGATCCGCGGAGACCTCGCTGGCTCAAAGTTCGGAACTCAGTGGAGCATCTCTTCCGGCGACGTCGAGAAACTTCGCTGCAGTGTTGGGCGTAGGTCCAAGAAGGCCCAAGAGAAGGCCGTGGCGCCTGCAAAAACGAGGGGACGATGATCGCAAGGGCGGCTCTATTCGCCCTCCTGCTGGCCGCTCACGCCTCCGCTGCAACCCCAGATGACTACCGGGCGTTTGCCGTTGAGCAGGCCAAGTTGCACGTTCCAGGCACGATGAAGAACCCGCGATCCGCGGAGTTCGACGACGAGTCTGTCCAAACTGTCCCGCTCGTCGACTGGGGCAACGGCAAGACGGTCTGGATGCACGTCGGCGGGATTGTCCGCGGCACCAACACTTTCAACGCTGTGGTTCCCAGCCGATGGTCCGCGTGCGTGGCCGAGGTAAACGGCGAGCTCCAGATCGGGATCCTCACTGTCGGCAGCAAGGTGATCCACGCCGGCAAGGCCTCCGACCTGGCGGTGCTCGAGCTCAAGCGTGTGGCCCGCGAGCAAGCTGACAAGGCCGAGGCCAAACTGGCCGCTGTTGAGGCTGAGTCTGCCGCGGCCAGAGAACGAAAATCCGCGGCCATGAGGGAAGAGGCCAGCCGGTTGCGTGACGAAATCAAGGCTCGGGGCGAAGCCAAAGAGGCGGACGCCGAAAGGGCCAGAGTCGAGAGGATTCGGCAGCAGGGACGCCGCGACGGGCATGCCGTCGTGTCTGCTGCTGGCAAAGCCCGCGGCAGGTTGACAGAGGCCGAGATCAAGAAGCGGGGAAAAGCCGCTGCCGCAAAGGCCAAGATTGCGGATGACGACGCCGAGACATACGCCTCTGGATTCATGTCTGGCGCTCTAGCGGCCAAGTCTGGCCAGCCTCTTCCCTACTGAAGCAAAGCCTTTTTTCTAGGCCAAGCCTCTTTTTCTGCGGCCGTGCAAAAAATCGGTTGACAAGTGGCGTTGCTGTTACCTAAGGTAACGCCGCTGTTACCTGCTCGCTGCTTGACGCGTATTCAAGGGCGACCAATTTTCAACCGTGCTGGCGGGTTTGCCCGCTGTTTTGTGGGGTGGACACATTGTTTTGCAAGCAGTGCTTGCACGCCAGCACGACCGGATTATCCTGCCAAGTCACTACTGAACAGCTGTACATCACAGCCACCCATTGGAGGAGGGTCACATGGACGCTCACAAAAACGAGTTTCTTGCCGCCGTCGAGGGAATGTCTGAGGTCTACGGCGTGGTTCCAACCCCGCCGATCTGCGTGTCGGTGGGCTCCCGCCGCATCCCTGTCTGGAACGTGGGGGCAGTCGTGACGTGGACCGATCCCAAGGGCCGGCACCGGCACGGCAACGTGGTCGGCGTCACCTACCTCCCCGGCGATTCGCGGGACGCCGATGACCGCGTCTACGCGATCCAGACGCGCGACCCGGTGACCCTGCGGCGCGAGTACATCGACCTCGACCACACCGCACTCTGCGAGTGGTGATCCGGCCGGTTTTGAACCAAGGACCGCCAACGGCTGGAGGCCGTGAAGCGGAAGGAGTCGAGCGGAGCTCGAGCAGCAAGGACGCACCAACTACCCGCCGAGCAGGACGCAGAGCGGGCCTTTTTCCACATTCCAGAACGCGGGAGGACGACGTGAGCACAGCACTGACGACAACGGAACCTAGGGGCCTGACGCTCCACACGGTCGACGAGGCGATGCGGTTCGGGAAGATGCTGGCTGCCAGCCAGTTCGCTCCCAAAGATTTCGCAAACAAGCCGGAAAGCTGCATCCTCGCGATCCAGCACGGCGCAGAGATCGGCCTCGGGCCGATGCAGAGCATCCAGAGCATTGCCTGCATCAACGGCAGGCCCGCGGTGTGGGGCGATGCTGCCCTGGCCCTTGTGATGGGATCGGCCGTCTGCGAGTACGTGCGGGAGCGTGTCGAGGGCGACAACGACCAGGCCGTGGCGATCTGCGAGGCCAAGCGGAGGGGCTACCCCACGGCCACGACGGTGCAGTTCTCGGTGGCCGACGCCAAGCGGGCCGGCCTGTGGGGCAAGTCGGGCCCCTGGACGCAGTACCCGCGGCGGATGCTCCAGCTGCGGGCCCGAGGGTTTGCCCTCCGCGATGCGTTCCCTGACGTTCTCAAGGGCCTGGTGACGGCTGAGGAGGCACAGGATTACCCGCAGGCCTCGCCGCCCGCAGAGGCCCCTACTGCGGCTCCCCGGATCGAGCAGAAGCCGGTGGCCAATGACGACCGCATGGGCAAGGCCCGTCTGGCGATCAACGCGGCGAAGAACACGCAGCAGCTGAACCAGATCGTGAACGCGATCTACGAGCGGCAGGCCGAGAACGTCTTCACCAGTGCCAACGTCGACGAACTGCTGGCCCTTGCTGACGGCAAAGCTGAACTGCTTCGCGGCGACGCCTACGAGGGGGACACCGATGCCGCGGAGTGAAGACCAGGACCGCGGCCAGTACAGGCCCGAGACCGATCCTGCCTGCGGCCCGTGGCGGCATTACCTCGAGGACCAAGCCGAGAAGGACCGCAAGGCGCGGATCATGTCCGACGAGGACTGCTCCTGCTTTGCGCATGAACGGCACTGGGAATCACTGGAGTTGCAGCAGTTGTTCGGTTCCAAGGAGCCGCAGGCAGAGCTTTTGGTAAAGGCGTTTTACCTTGGCCGGGCCAGTGCAAACCGCGAGCGGCCACACGCTCGCCGGATGGTTACCGACGCTCTGAATACCTGCCACATCCAGTACCAGCGGGCAGCGGCGAAGGCGTTTCACACGATCATGCAGAACTGGGGGGGCGAATGATTCCAGACGGCTGGCACTACGTGCCGCACGGTGCTCGCGAGCCGGTGCAGACAGTCGCTCCGCTGATCGGCGGCTACGACGACGGCAGCAGCGTCGACATTGGATCGTGCGAAGAACTGTCGGATCACCTCGAGGTGCCCGGAAAGGAGCACGTGCACTATTACGCCCTAGAGCGTCGTGGCCACACGTGGGTGTACGTCTTCGTCCTGTCGGAGCGGAGGGCCGTGGCATGATTGTTTATCTAGACGACACGCTGGCCGGCTACCGCCAGTTTATCCGAATCAAGCAGCTTCCGCGGTACGAGATTCACGGACGCATTGCTATTGTTCCAGACGAGTACGCATCGCTTGTCGGCGGACCAGAGGAGCGATCAGAGGCAATTAGCTACCGGCCGACTCGTGGGCTATTTGACTACCAGCGGGAGATCGTGCGAACGGCGATTCGAAAGCGGAAGTTTGCGATCTTTGCAGACTGCGGGCTTGGGAAGACGCTGATGCTCCTCGAGTTTGCTCGGCACGTCCGGGCCGTAGAGCCGGACAAGCCGACTCTGATCGTTTCGCCGTTGATGGTCGTGGCACAAACGATAGCGGAGGCGAAGAAGTTCTACGGCTCAAAGCTGCCGATTGAACAGGTTGCAGCCAAGGATCTTTCCGAGTGGCTCCGTTGTCCTGGCGGCCGTCTCGGGATCACAAACTATGACGCTCTTCGGGACGACACGCCGGATGGTGATCTGGCCGGGCTTATCCTCGACGAATCGTCGATGCTCAAGAGCCACTACGGGAAGTGGGGACAGGTGTGTTTGCGGCTCGGCTCAGGCGTTCCTTGGAAACTTGCTCTTACTGGCACGCCGGCCCCGAATGACCGGATCGAATACGCGAATCACGCTGTATTCCTTGATGCGTTTCCAAACGTCAACGCTTTTCTCGCTCGGTTCTTCGTGAACCGTGGCCAGACGAACGAGCGATGGGAACTAAAGCCGCACGCATTGCGGCCGTTCTATCGGGCGTTGTCTCACTGGTGCGTTTTTCTTACCGATCCCAGCACGTATGGCTGGAAGGACAACGTATCGACGATTCCGCCGATCCACGTCCACATTCACGACGTGGATCTGTCTGCGGAGCAGGAAAAAGCCATCCAAGGCGAGACGGGCCAGTTGTTCGTGACAAACCTCGGAGGAATCACAAGCCGGGCGAAGTTGTCGCGGATGGCGAAGTGTGACCGCACGACGAAGCCGGCGTTTATTTGTGACCTGATCGCCTCGTGGCCGGACGAGTCAACGCTTGTGTGGTGC